ATCGTCCTGTAGATGTACGGTGCTGTAGTAATCTAACATGTAGCTTGCCATCAGGTTTAGTGTGTGTAGATATCCCCTCAACAAACGAGGACAAGTATGTCTCTAGTGCAGATAACCTACGCACACGCTTGAGAAACAACTCAGCTTTTGTATTGTTACTACGCTTGGCAAAATGTTCTAGCACTTCAAGATTAATCTTATTTGTACTAAAACCATTGGCACTCACCCACTTAGCTGTAGGTGGACTGAATCTAAGACCTGCTATCTGATTTGGTCTGTCTTCATACAACCAACCAGACTCATTGCAGTTAGGACATTTGTTTGGTTTCTTAAATGGTGTACCATTCTTCTTGACCTTAGTAATATATCCACGTCCTCTGCACATAAGACAAGTCTTAGCTGATACCTTATACAGAACCTCACTATGTTCACTGACTGACCTGTTGAAGTCTGCCTTGTTCATGTACGGCTCAAAGAAGTTGCCCCATGTAGATTTATCTTTTGGCTTACGGCTGTAGATAACCCAAGATAATTGCTCTGGACTGTTGAGATTGATAGGTCTATCACCCATGAGATCCTGCACCTGCTGTCCAAGCTCACGTATAATATCTTGCTTCTCTTTCTCAAACTCTTTTCTAACATCATCAAGCTTGTCAAGGTCAACCTTAAAACCACGAGCATATATCTTACATAGACACACAGCCACCATGTTCGTGTGGGTGACAGTATCAAACAGATCGCTGTCCCCATTCATAAACCTGTGGTGTATCTTATCGGCAAGACTAAACGTAGCTCGTAGATCGTGCAATAGGTATTCTACTAACTCAGCATGTGGTATTTCCGACACAGGTGTGCCACTCTTAAAATATTCTTTGAGTGTATCCTGCTTTTTAGTATCCAAGTCGTATCTTTCTGCACACTGTTCTAGTGATAGAGGTTGCTTCTGTCCACGTTGCAACACATACTCACCTAGCATTGTGTCAAATACAATACCATCGTACTTGAATCCTGACTCCCACAACCAAATCAAATCGTGTGCTACGTTGTGACACACAAGCACAGTAGTTTTATCTAGTTGCTCTTGTACTATATTGAAGCCATTGGGAGTCGGTGGCTCAGTCGAATGCTCAAACGTGACCACTCTTTCCCAGTTGTCCGTCTTCATACCTACCATAACTAGGCAGTTGTCAGGCTCAAACGGATCAAGGTGTAGCTTGTCACCACGTTTGGTTACATTGTTTTCTACATCTAATATTAATCTCATCAGTTCTGTATCCTTTTTATAAAATCTATCCAAGGTATCAATTCATTTTGATCTGCAAACATGCAAGGAAATCTAAACTGTTTTCTATGCACCATAGGCTTACTGTGTAAATCGTCTGCTGATATAACTCCCTTGCAGTCTGCTTGAACCGTATCATCCAATTCTTTTACTACATAAAATACATAGTAGTCAACAGATTTATTTACTTTATCTATCCACAGCACTCCATGTTCATGATGAGTAGACTTTACATCAAACTTCTTATTATCAAATATTACATCACCTAAATCATTACCACTCTCTTTTGTATTACAAATAGGTGAGAGTACTTGCTCTGGATAATTATTAGTCATCTTAGCAAACGCTAACTCAGCATACATACCAATCCTGTCTGCAAAATAGTTATCTTTACTTGTACCCATCTTTCTAAGATGTGCATTTCTAGCTCTAGCTCTATCAAATCTGCCTTTGCTAAGAAAATCTACCATATCTTTTTCGCCACTATTTAATATTGTTGTGTCAATCATGCTGTGTACCTCGCTGTCTTGTAGTCTAGCTCACAGACAATCTTGCCATGCCAACCAGACAGTTTGTTTTTAACCACATTGATATGTCGTTG